GACCGCGCCGAGCGCAACCACTATCTGCAGTCGCTCTACCGCGCGATCGACGATCTCAAGGACGACGCCGAGGACATCGCCACGCTCGATCGCGGCAAGCCGAAGCGCGACATCGATCCACGCACCGGCATGGTCCGCACGGTCGAAACCTCAAACCAGTACATGAACCCGAAAGCCGTCTATCTCAAATTCGACGGCAATCCGCACTTCCTCGTGTTCCGCGATCAAGGCCTGGCGGAAGCCGTCAAGCGGATGAGCCCGGAGGCAATGGGCGACACGCTCGGCTACCTGCTCAACCTGCAGAACAAGATGAAGGCGCTGTGGACGCACTACAGCCCGGACTTTTTGTTTCGCCATTTCATGTTCCGCTATCCAATCGAGGGCGCGCTCAACTCGTTCGAGCAGAAGGAAGGCGGCGAGCACCGCGTTTCAAAGTACGTTCAGGACGGCTTTCCGTTCATGGGCAACGCCAGCAAAGCGATCTTTGCCTCCAACAAGGGCACCGTCGCTGAAAACGCCGAAATCCGGCAGATGCAGACCTATTGGGATGAAATGCGCCGCGCCGGCGGGGCGATGATGTTCCGCAACATGCGCGACATCGACTTGACGCGCGAGCACCTGGCGACCGCGCTCAAGGATCTGTCGGACAAGCCGCTGCAGAACGCAAAGGCGAAGTGGCGCCGCGCCGTCGAGGCGATGGATACCGTCACCAACGCGCTCGACAATTCGCTGCGGCTTGCGGCCTACGCCTCGGCGCGCAAGCAGGGCAAGACGGTGCAGCAGGCCGCGCTGATCGCGCGCGAGGCCACGATCGACTTCCAGCTCAAGGGCCGCTGGTCGAACATCATGGGCATCCTGTTCCCGTTCGCCAATCCCGCAGTGCAGACTTCGGCGCGGATGACAAAGGCGGTCTATCGCTCGAAGATCATGCGCCGCGTGTTCATGGGCACGATGGCGATGGGCTTCCTGACATCGGCCTTCAACTATCTCGTCGCCGGCGACGACAAGGACGGCATCCCGTTCTTCGACAAAATCCCCGAATGGGACCGCCGCATGAATTTCATCGTCATGAGCCCGTTCGCCGACGAGAAAGGCCGGCCGGAGCCGATCAAAATTCCTATGCCCTACAATTGGGCGTTCCCGCTGATGCTCGGCTACGCCTTCGGCGGCTTCATGTTCGGCAAGGAAGGTCCGCGCAAGCTGATGGCGATGGTGATGCACTCGGCGCTCGAAACCTTCACCCCGCTAGGCTCCGAGGGCAATCTCGCCGCCGAATTCACGCCGGCGACGCTGCGCCCGCTGACGTACATCTACACCAACGAGGATTGGGCGGGCCGGCCGGTGCACGCGGACCCTGACTTCCAGAAGCGGCCGAACGCCTATTCAGCCCGCCGCACAACGGGCGAGGGGTGGCAGAAGATCGCACACGGCGTCAACACTGCCACCGGCGGCAATCCCGGCAAGTCCGGCGCGGTCGATCTCTACCCGGAGGACTACCGCGAGATGCTCGATCCGTTCCTCGGTACGCAATCTCGCGTCGGCGAGAACATCTGGAGCACCGCCGATTCGGTGTTCGAGGGCAAATGGCCGGAGCCCGGCCATGTGCCGCTCGGCCGCGTCGTCTTTGGCACCGACTATGACGCCGCTAATCGCGCCCGCGGCTACGAGCTGCGCGATCGGCAGAAGCATCCATGGAAGAATTGATTTAATCTGCTCCGCCGTCCACGCGGAGGCTGTCACTGCCGCCCTGGCCTTAACCGGCCGGGGCGGACTTTTTTATTTTGTCCCTCACTCATTCCGCAGGACTAAGCGCCGTAAGGGCAATCGCCTGACGATTGTTAAATTCGCGAGCCAGCATTTCCCACGAAATAAGAATGTTGCTGTTGGCGATGCTAAATGGCTTGCCGCACTCCTCCAATGCCGCCCGCAGCCGCTCGATCTCGGTCTCCAAGGAACGGACCATGCTTATCCGGTTGCTACACACAGGCACCATCCGTAGTGGCTGTCAGCCACCCTTGCGGCAGATTGAAAAAACCCTGAGCGCCTTTCACAGGCGGCGGCGGTATCAGCGGCCTAACATCGCGCAGCAGCCACGCCCATCTGCCGGGCGCATAGTCGCCAAAATCGTCATAGCGGACGGTGAAGCAATCCGGCATCTGCCTGCTAACGAGCCTGCGGACAACGCTTGCAGCCGGGAGCGCAGTTCCTTCCGCGCGCTCGCCAAGCTGGAATGCGGCATCCAGCCGAGCGGTACAGACCACACAGCCAACGGGCATGATTGTGTTGCCGAATTTGCCCATCAATTCGTCGGCGCACTCGTCGCCTCCCCAAGAGGCTTCCAGCCTTTCGTCCAAGCCGCCGTGATTGTCGAATTGGCCGTACATAATGTCGGTTGCCATCGCGGCGGCGTCTTTATCGACCTTCTTTGCCGCATGGATGGCGATAGTCTGGCCGATCAACTCGCGCGGCGGTGCCCAATGCCGGGTTTCGAAAGGCTTTGCGCCGCAAGCGATCAGCGACGCCCAAGGTTGCCAAAGAGAAATCGCCTTCATCAACATCTAGCCCCTGTGTGTGTTAACCGGATAAGCATGGAACGGACGTAAGCGACCTCATGGTAGTAAAGATCGCGCGGAACGGTCGTTAGCGTTGGCTCGCTCATCTTCAAACCCCACACTTCGGACAGCCGTGCACCCAGTCGTTCCCGATCTTCTTCGACTTCCAACCGTCGCGCTTCGCGATCGGCCAAACCTCATTCCACTCGCCGCTATCACCGACGAACGTTTCATCGCAGCTATCGCACTCGATCAGGATTTTGCCGTGCTGGTAGTCGATCATGTCGGCCCTCAATATGGAATGTTGTCAGCTACGCTCTCACTCAACGGCACGGCACGGACGCCACGGCGCTTCGCCATATTCTCCTTGTGGGTAAGCCACTGGAGTTGCGGCAGGCCGTCATCGTTGACGCGCCGGTTGTCAAGCGAATGACCGTTCTCGTGGTCGACGAAATATTTTTCGGAAGGCCGCTCGATGCCCATGCGCTGTAGCAGGATGACGCGGTGCATGAGGATGGTGACGTTTGAAAAGCCGGATCGGATCGAGCGGCGCGCATAGATCAGACCGGACCATTGCCCATGTGAGCGGGCATAGGTCCACTTCCACTGCATCAGGAAGTCGTAGTCTTCCGGCGAGACCTTGACCGCGTATTGCGTCCGCGCGCCGACGGTGATGGTGGCGTGGGTCATACGCCCTCCACCACCGCGCGGACGGTGAGATTGACGAGCTGCTCGAAGTCGTCGTTGTTCCAGAGGCCATGCGTCGCCTCGTCGCAGGCGGCGCTGATGGTATGAATGCCGATGACCTGGATTTTCCCGGCCCTGAGCGAGGCCATCAGCTTTGCCGCGATCGTCTTTGCCTCGGCCTTGATCCCGTCGCGGTCCCTCATGGCGCAGCCTCATAGACGGCACGCTGCAGCGCCTTCAGCTCGTCCCACGTCCGTGCCGTCGTCGGCACCCAATGCACGCACGCGCGCCCGATCCAGCCATGTGAGGCTCTGAGGCACCGGCACGGCGTCAACCGGCACTGGCCGTAATTGTCAGCGAGATAGTCCCCGAGGATGTCACCGCCATACGGCGGCGCTGAAGGCGCGAGAGGCCGGCGCTCGAACGGGGAGGGGTCGTCGCTCACTGCGCCCCCCGCTTCCCACAGCACCCGCAGCACTGTGTCCGGTAGTGGCAGCAGATGAAATCGCACTGCTTGAAGGTGTTCCCCGTTTCAACTCTTGGCGTCCGAAGAGTCGAAACGGCGGCCTTGGCGCCGCTCTTGCCCTGGCAGGAGTCGAATCGGGCCTTGTTTTCGCTTGTAAACCTACGGCCTGTCACGCCGAAGGTCGCGGGTTCGAGTCCCGTCGCTCCCGCCACTTATCAATGACTTAGCCGGGTATAACTCCGGCGTTCCGACTTTTCGGGCCGTCGCGTTCCGACTTTTGCACACCTTCCGTTCCCTCATCGGAGCTTCGTCCGGCCGCGTCGGCGCGCCTCCAGGACGGTCCGCAGCGTGGCATGGTTTACGGGCACATAGGTGGCGAACAGGGCGTTGGAGGCCGATAGGGTGTTACCCATGGCATGCGCCAGCTCCTCCGCATTGGCGCCTCCCGCAATGGCTTCTACGGCACCCGATCGTCGGAAGTCGGCAAGGGTCCGGTTGTCCCGATCACCGAAAGCCAGCCGGCGAATGTCCCGGAAGTCGTCGCCGAGGGTGTCGCTCGAATACGGCGCGCCGCTTCGGTTTCGAAAAATGTAGGCCTCGCCGTGCAGCTCGATGCCGAGCTTGGTGATGTACGCGTCCATCGCGGCAAGAGCGCGGGCAGTAAGAACACCGCCGAGCGGCTGACGCTCCCCGGTCTTGCTGCGCGTGGTGAAGGCGACCATGCCGTTGCCGGTTTTGGCAAGCTGAGATGCCCGAAGGGCGCGAACGTCGCCGGGGCTCAATTGGGTTGACCACGCGACTGCGATCACGGCCGCAAGCCCGTGGTAGCCGGCGCGCCATGCACGCTTGAACATGCGCGCCACTTCGCCTTCGGTCCACGTCTCCGAGCGGCCCGGCGCGGCGCGGTTGCGCACACCGAGTGACGGATCCGCGTCGCGTTCGCAGTACCGCATTGATGCCGCGACCTTCCACATCGCGCGCCAGATTTTGAGGCACCGGTGCGCCTCTCGAAGCGAGATCTTCAGTTCAATCTTCTTGCGCCACGCGCTGATATCTTCGAGCGATACCGACGTGAGATCGACGTCACCAAACACGGGCTTGATCTGGCGCCACGCGCGCCACCAATCTTCCCGCGTGCGCGGCTTCTTACCGTTGGTCCACTCATCGGTGCGCCGGTAACGTCGAAATGCCTCGCCGAGCGAGCCCGGTGGATAGACGGTCAGTTCCTCGGATTGTTCGGGGGAAAGGTTGTCAGCCGATGCCATAGCAGGCGAGGGTGCCTCGCCACGCTTCACTGCTCGCCATCGGTTATTCCAGTCATGCGCGACCGCCCATGCGGCCGGTCCATCCTGACCACATGGCACCGAATAGAAGCCGAGCGCGCGCATGTGGCGCCGCGGCTCCCAGAATCCACGACCGTTTCTTCGCACGGTGTAGTAGGGGATTTTGAACCCTGCCAAATTAGCCCCTCACATCTTGGCGATGCGTTCCCGTGCTACAGACCTAGCATCGCGCGCCGTCATGATCGAGCCGCCGAAGAGGTGCGGGTGTCTGGTGTCGCACCACTTATCGATTGCGACCATATCAAAATGGCCAGTATCCGGATCGGGCGCCGGAAAACCGCGGGCGAGCAAGTTCGGGAGCATCGCCTCGAAGTCGGCCGATCCGATGCCGAGCCGACGCGCGGCCTGCGCTGGGGGGATGTCCCTTGGTTCGACGTGAAATCGCATGATCGGCCAGTCTCACGGCTTCACTATTTTAGCTATTCGTCTTTCGCGATCATGTAACGGGACGGCCCACGCGCCGAACACCCCCGGACGGCGGAACGGCTTCGTCGTCTCCGAAAAATTTATTCACGGCGCCCCCACCACGTTGAGCATTTGCCGGCACCAAGGGGGGCGCTTCGGACTGCTTTCGCCGCAACGAAGGCGAGCTCGTTTCAGAGCCAAAACGTGCGGCAAATTGCGCGCGGAGCGCCGCAATCTCTGCGCGATCATCGACCGCCCCTCTCTCCAGATTTTTCACTCTCTCATCAAGAGCCTCACTTGGCGACAGTCCGGCTTTGCGTTCGGTTTCCTTCTGCTCAAGCAGCTGCGGGATCAAATTTCTGAGGTCGACCACCAGTTCCTTAGCCGAAGCCACCATCGCCTTAAGCGCAGGAACCTCGATCTCCGCTGGGTCGCCTGCGGGAAAGGATGCAAGTTTGTGCCGCGGATCGATCTCGTGAACGTCGCTAGCAAGTGACTGATATTCGCGGCGCAGCTTTTCGATTTGGCCGCAGCCCTCATTCTTCTGCTGCGCGATCGAAACCGCGATGATTTGATCGACGCTCCGGTGATCCGGCGCTGGGATTTTCTCTGGGGAAAGTCGCATTTGTTGGGTTTCCTTTTGTTGATCTCAATTGAACTTGTCGCCGAGCTTCCAGCGCGCATCCTGCAGCGCCGCGGCTTGCTGGTCCGCGGGAAGATTTTCGGCGCCGATGTGTTTCAGGAGATCGGCATCGGCGACATGGGCGACGTCGCCGGGTGTCACGTAGCGCACGCCTTTGACGGCGCCCCGGACGGATTGACATCCGGGAACGCCTCGTAATTCAGTGCGTATCCGCCGGGCATTTTCTAATCGCCCGTAAATCCGAAGCTGCCCATATTGGCCATTCCGATCCCGGCCAAGGGTCCGTAGGTGCTGGGATTGCTTCCAGCGGCGTTCTGCATGGCAACGTAGTTCCGCCCGACCGTCGAAACGCCCGAGAGCAAACTTCCCCCTGCACCGATGTCGCCGGCCGTCGCCGCTTGCCCGGACTCCGCAGTCTCAAGGCCGCTCTGTGCGGTCTCAGATGTCGCCGTCACCTCTTGCCCGTAAGACCGCTTCGCCGCGTCCGAACGCAGCGTCAAAGCGTCGAGTAACCCGACTTCCTGTGTTCCGGCCCGCACCGCCGGCGCCGAACCGGAATTCACATCAACGCCCGACGCGCCCTGATTGGCTTTCTCGGTCCCAACGGCAGCCCGCGTCTTGAGCCCTTCATTGGTGGCAGCCGTCTCGCCGGCCTGAATGTCCGTTCGCGCATTGCGTTGCGCGATCGTGGCGTTGTTGGCTGCCACCGCCGCCTGATACGCGGCATTCTTCGAGGCGGCTTGCCCGGCCTCATACGTTCCATAGGCGTTGACGCCGGCCCCGACTAGACCTGCAATACCGAGGGAGATGCCCATCGCATCAACCCTTCACGGCGGCGTAGGTATAGACGATATCGGTAGGCGCAAAACCCAATCGCTTCCATAGTGCCGGATGTTCGTGCCCAACTTTCTCACGCACCGCCAGAAGCTTCGCACCCTTCGCCACCGCAGCATCGCGCGCCGCCTTGAGAAGATTGTATCCGGTCAATCCTCTGCGATATTCGGGCAGCAAAAAGTGCAAATCTTCTTGTGCCGTCAACACATGCTTGTAATGCGGATGAGGCGCGGTCACCCACAGAAAATAGCCGATAAGGCGCCGATCGAAACGCGCCGTGATCAGAAGCAATTTCTCGGCGCCGTTGGTGTAGGCATCGAGATCGGGATTGAGCGTGAGCAACCCTTTATTCCGCGCGATTTCCTGCCAGTGCAGTGGCAATAGCGGCCGCGCCTCGTTGTAGACATCCGCAAGCTTTTCGACTGCGAAGACCACTTGAGCCTGATAAGCCGACGCTGCGGATTGGGCTTGGCCGCTTTCGTAAGCGCCGGCTGCCGAAACAGCGGTGCCGATGAGGCCGGCGCCCAGAGCAATCGGTGCTATGGCTGCCGAGCTCATTAGTTTTTGCTCCCGCTCGATTCGATCGCGGTACCGAGCGACGCCGCGATCCGCACATCAACGTCACGTTTTTCGAAGGCCGTGCTTTTCAGGAACTGGAGAAAGTCCGTCAGCACAGGACTGTCGGTGCCGTGTTTGTCGCTCCAAAAGCGCGCATAGCGTTCAAGATCTTCTCGGAAGCTGTCGGCGTCGAGGACACCCCGCCCGATCAGGCACGCGCACAGACAGTGCAGAATGTATGTCGTTTCGTCACTCATGAAACCTCCATTGCCGCCGCCAACGTATCGTCGTTCTCCGCATCACGTCGTTCTTTCAAAGATCTGATGACGTGCATCAACATTGGACTCCCAGTCTCGCGCCTATTTCGCTGGGCGACACGGCGCTCCAGTTCCTCGCTTAAGCTGTGTGCATCGAGCAGTCCGCGTTTCATAAGGCACACACAGAGACCATCGAACATCTGCAGAAGCTCGTTTATGTCGCGCGCAATGCCGGGCACTTGGGCGCCGATTGCTTGTAGGTCACGAACCAATTCGGGGGTGAGGCTTGATTGGTAGTCGCTCAACTCGTCACGATCCGACTGGGCCTGCTCGGGACCGGTCGGGAAGCCCGCGGAAGAAGTGCCATCGCTCATAGGCGGAAATCCTGCGACTCATTGATGGGTGATTTGAAATTAGGAAGGTGAGGCGTGTGTAAAAAGGCGGGCTAATCACACGCTCATCCCGACAGCGCCACCGCCCGAACCCACATTCGCACCCCCCGGTAAGCCGGGGTTCCGAAAACCCCACCACAGTCGACGGGGAAAAAAGTAAGGAAATCAGTCTCGAAGGCGGCGCCGAATACGTGTTCCGCAACCAACCCTTTTCCGAACTTATCGATCGTAGGCCATCGGATCGTAGTCGGATGAGTAGCCCCCAAGCGTTCGCGAATACTTGTAGCCCTGCTCGGTCGGCGCCACTGGATGAGCGAACGTCAGCGCCAGCGCATCGCCATCGTCTGGTGACGCCAGTCCCCGCGCTTTCATGTGTTCCTTTTTTTCGAGGACGATGCAGTCACGGCTGTCGCGCTGCGCGTAGCCGTATTCGACTGAGGGCAGATCGGCCGCGAGTTCTGGATCGTTATCGATCATTCCCTTCGGAAGCCAATCCCGAAGCGCGCCCCACATCTCCGCGCGTTTGTTGTAGTACCAGATGCCTTGTTCACGGCCCTGGATTTCACGATCCGGACTAGCGCCAAAATCAATGCCGAGCACGGGAAGCCTCAGGTAGTTGCAGCGGTCGACCACGCCTGCACCGAAGCCGCCATTGTCGATGAAGATCGCGTCGGGCTTCCATCGCTCGTAGGCTTCCGCGACTCTCGCCGCTACCTGCATCGTGTCGAGGCTACGGAACTTCAGCGGCTTGATCGAGCGCGCGTCCTTGCCCCTGCGGAACCGGAACACGGTTTTGTCGTCGCCGAACCTCGCAACGTCCACCCCAAGCACCAGGGGATCGTAAAGCGTGACCTCTTCATCACGGGAAGGATCAGCGGCGGCAGCGACAAGTTCAGGCGCAATGAATTGAGTCGATCCCGCGCGAGGAAATTGGGAAAGGACCCGAACGCGGACAAAATCCGAATCCAGTCCGTAGGATTCGATCCACTCCTTGATCTGCGCCTTGTCGGACATCCGCGCAGTGCGCGTATCGATATGCCATGACTTCCACAGATGGGCGTTTTTTCCGCCGGCAAATAGCGTCCGGAAATGCGTCGTCGTTCTGGTTGGATTGCCGAGACACAACCAGATGATTTCGGTGTCCTCGGCGCCGGACAGAATGCCTTCGGATTCCTTGAAGATCGAATCAGCGATCGCGGCGGACTCATCGAAGCCGTAAATGATCCTTCGTCCGGCGTTGTGAAAACCTGCGAAGGCTTCAGGTCTGTGTTCGTCCCAGGTGATGGCATCGACACGCCAGCTATCTTTGTGCGCCAGGTCGACAGAACGTAATCGTCTGTCGCCCGCCTCGAACCAATGCGCGAACAGCGACATGCGATGCCACTTGGTGATCTCTGGCCAAGTGGCTGTGGTGATCTGCGGTCCGGTGTTTGCCGTGATACGGCCCCGACAATCGACGCAGGTGGTCATCGCCCAATCGACCACCCACGCCATCAGAGCGGATTTGCCGGGGCCGACGCCACCGGCGATAGCTATTCGAAGCGGACGGCCGAGGCCGAGATTGTCGCGGATGTAGGTAAGGATTTCCCGTTGCCAGTCGTCAGGCCCGGGATGGTTGGCGAGTGGACCGTTTCGCTCGGCCCAAGGATAGGCTAGCATCACGAAGCACAACGGGTCTCTGACACAAGAGGCCGCAAGCTCCAAAAGCCGATCGTCCGGATTACCTTCGGCGCGCGGGAACATTGCTAAGATGTCTCTTCCAAATCATCGGCGATCTTTTGATCGTCGGCAGGCAACGACAACGCTGCAGGGGCATCGGACGCTAAATTCTCTCGTACTCTCGCGAAAGCCGCCTCGAGGCGGTCACCCAGATCGCCGTGTGCGTGCGCATGTAAGTGTTGTTCTGTAATTGCCCCGATCGATTGCAAAAGAGTTTTTGCTGCATCGTTCCGGCTGGCGATCTTGAACTCACTGATGCTGCCATCCGGGTCGACCTTCACGGACGCAAGGGCCGCAGCGATGCCGTCTGGCAACTCGTTCAATTTGCGCATGCGTGGCTTACCGTCGGGACCTTTTTCGAAGAGTTCGCGCACGTCGGCCTCGATCAATGGGAGCAGCCGCGCCTGGATGTATTGAGCTTGCAATCCGCCCATGACCGCGTGCTCGGCCTGCAACTCGGCGATGCGCTGAGCGACCTTGGGCATATGCGCCAGCTTGCTCGCGTTCGGTCGGGCCCACTTACCGCCCTTGAATCCCGCAGCGACATAGGCGCGGTCCGGCGGCGTTCCAGCGGCCACCTCGATCGCAAATAGTTCGTGTCTAGGGTTTCGCAGGCGCATCATGGTCAAGGCATTCGGTTATCGCATAGCGAGCCCTATTTGCTCGCCTTCCACAGATTCGAACTCGGTTTTGTAAGGCAGATTCAACTCCGACACTTTTCCGCCAGACTTACAGCACCACACCAGCGCGCACACTCGCGATGGCGTCGTCCGTTAACTTGCCCGCCCGTTCCGACGCCGTCAGTTCGTCTCGACGGGAATCGGGCAGAGCGGAGAGGAGTAGCCACCCATTCTCCACATCGCCATAACCAAGTCGCTTAGCAAGCCTATGCTGAACAATCTCCGACCCTTCAATTGTTGGTCTTCTTCTCGCCAGACCCTTGGGCGATGCCGCTTGCTGAGGGGAAACCCAAAGGGGTTTTGTAGATTCTTTAGTTTGTAGATTCTTTCCTTTATGACTCCTGGGCTTGTTAGCCGCACGCGGTTCAGCCGCATGCGGCTCAGCCGTGCGCGGCAAACCGGCTTGCGGCAGAATTGCAACACTTGTCTTTGCGACGGCCGCCGCAACGTCGTCTGGCATTCCCATAAAATATTCGTAAGCCCCCCACAGGCCGCCACTTCGATGTGACTGTTTTTCCGATCGAGCCATGTAGCCGGCGGCTATAGCCTCACTAAACATTCGGCGCAGCTTGGCGCGACCGACCGGCGTGCCACCTTCACGCGACAGCGCTTTGGCGAGCGGCCACGGCCGAAGGTTCCAAGTTTTCGGTTTGGAGAGTACGAGCGCGACCATCGCTCGCGTCTCGGCGCTTAGCCTACGATCGTTCAAAATCGCGTTGGGAAGCGCTGTGTATTCACGCTTGCAGGCCGGTCGGATGATCATGGCTGTTGTCTGCGCGGCAGCTCAGTGATTTTCCGCGCTACACTCATTCCAGCGGCGTCCGCCACGCGTATGCTGGATCACCGATGCGAAGGAAGGCAGGAATGTCTAGGCCGTCATCGGGCACGGGTGAGGGCGCCGCCTGCGTTGAGGCGACGACCCGCGCGGGCTCTCTGATTTCTCCGGTGTCAGTGTCGTGGGGCGGTAGAGGCGTTTTGAATTCAAGTTCGTTGCCCCACGTCACCCAGTTTTCGCGGTCGCGGCGCGCGTACAGTTCGAGATAGGGGCCGTCGACCAGACGCTCGATGTATTCGTGAACGACGCCCGGCTTGCACGAGTGTTCCATGACCGGCGCGACGATGAGTTGCCGCACGTCGGCATTGATGCGCTTGGGATGGCCGCGTGTCGCCAGCCAGCAATCTTCGGGATTGGCGCGGGTCCAATAGCCCTGCCCCATGTGCCAGCCTTCGCCCGAAGCGTTTTCCTTCGCCCAGGTGAATGCCGTCGTCTTGTGTGCGAAGCCCCATGCCTCGATGACGTCGAGGGCGAGTTGCGGACACCAATCGACCATCCACATGAACAGCACGCAATCGTCGGCGGCGAGCTGCTGGACCGGGAGTGCCTTGATCTGTTCGGCTTTGGTGCGGTCGGTCGTATAGTGGCCGCTTGCCGATCGGCCTTCGCCCTTTTCGCTCCGCGCCACGAAATGCCACGGCGGGTCGGCGAGGATGGCGGAGAATTTGTGACCGTTGGCGATGAGTTTGTGGAGATGCTCGACTTTGCCGCCTCTCAGCGTGCGTTCGGAGAGCGCGGCTGCGTCGGCGGCGCGTTTGGCCTCCTTCTGCTCCGCCGCGAGCATTTCGAAGGCGTGCTTTTCAGGGTGCTCTTCGGCATAGGCGCGGCAGCGGGCGATGAGGCGTTCGAAGCTGCCTCCATCCAAGGAGGCGATCTTTTGGTCGCGTGAGGATTCGTTTTTGGTCACCCCAAGCTCTTCAAGAGTGTAGACGACCGGTCCGTCGTCGATGACCGGTTGCTTCTTGGTTTGAGCCAATTGGCCCAGAGATTTGAGCGCCAACAGGAGTTCCCCCCGGCGCTTGCGCGCCCGCTCCTGTATTTCAATCGCATCCAGTTCCATCGTGCGGTTTTTGGCGCGGCGCGTGTATTCCCGCACGGCCGCAGCCTTGTCCTCCCAATCGCGGACCTCATCCAGCGTCTTGGCTTCGGCAACCGCGCGGCAGGCGGCGTCATATTTGAGGATGGCGGTCACGCGCGTGGTCACGCCGCGATAAGACGTCCGCGCGCCCACGCCAGTACCTCATCCCAGCGATACAACGGCACCTTGCCAAATTTGTAGACTGGAGGACCTTCGCCGCGGGTGGCAAGTCGTGCGAGCGTCAGTTCGCCGACCGGAAATCCAGCAGCGCAAAGCTTGGCTGTGACCTCGACACGCCGAAGATACACGTCTCGGGTCGGCTCCATTCCGAGGAGAAACATTGAGCCGCGGCGGCGCTGTTCGCGGGAGAGAATTGGAAGTTGCAGCACGAATCAAGCCTCATGTCTATTCGTCCTGCGAAGCAGCGATATCCTTCTTCGGTGTGTGCAAAAACGGGGGCTATTCACACGAACGAAACCAAATTCGCTTTGGCGCGTTGGGCCCTCTCAGACATGGAGGTGGCCTCTTTCATTTCCTAACGGCATGGACTGGCAATCGCGCCCGCACACCATCTGCCTGTTTAATAAAATCATGAGCCATAGTTCGAAGTTCGCTTTTGTTGAGCTCTCGAATAGAGGTTAGCCCGTTCTCAAATATTGTTCGTGCGAGGGTGTTCTTCTTTCGCGACTGAGCCCGAAGCTCGCGGCGCCAATTGATCAGCGTTTCTGTGTCGATTTTTGCCCCCGCCGCTAGCTCTTTGGCCGCAATCGCGGGCTTGACCCCGCTCAGTATCAGACATTCCAGCGCTAGTGCGGCATGCGCACGCAACGCCCATTCTTCAGAGGGCATAGAAGACCCTGCCTGGAGAGGAGCAGGTTTTAGGAGTGGCACCACTACGCCACGATCTAGATCGGCCAAAGCAAGTGCCAATTTCATCAATCGCACCCCCATATCTGTACCAAGAGTGGCATTTACAAATTGAGCTATGGGAATAATTGCAGCAATGTAACTAGCGCGATCGGCGGTCGCGCGCCCGAGCGCACTTTTAAGGCGCTCGCGCAACATCTGAAGAAGAACTTCAGGGAGATCATCCCGACATTCGGGCTCATCCATGGGTTTTGCTACCTCGCGGCTATAGCCTCTCCGGTTACGCGCAATACTGTGCCCACCCCCACGCCGAGATCAGCGGCTATGCGTCGAATGCCCTTACCATCGGCACGCGCGTGGCGAATGGCCTGCTCCTTCTTCGCGTCGAGCCGAGGGCGCCCGAGCTTTGTACCTTGTTCCCTTGCCCGCGCCAGGCCTGACAGGACACGTTCGCGGATCATGGCGCGCTCGAATTCGGCGAACACTCCCATCATCTGGAACATCGCCCGGCCGGATGGCGTCGACGTATCGAGCCCCTGCTGATGCAAGAACAGGTCGACGTTCTTTGAATGGAGTTCGCGAAGGAATTCGAGAAGGTCGGTAAGAGAGCGTCCCAGGCGGTCGACCGACCATGCCGCTACCATATCGATCTCCCGGCGCGCGACGGCCTTCAGCATGGCATCGAGGCCAGGCCGGCCATCGCGGTTCTTTGCCCCTGATATGCCAGCATCCTCGAAAACCTGCACCACGGTCCATCCGTGACGCTTTGCAACGGCTGTCAGCTCGCGCCGCTGATTGCTTGTCGTCTGCTCCGATGTGGAGACCCGCAAATACAGGCCGACGCGCCGGCCCTTGGTGTCCTGTTTTGTCATGATCGCAGCTCCAGCTTTGAGGTGAGGAAACCATTCCCATACCACGGAGTGTTCCGAAAAGCAATATTTATTGAACACTGAAACAGGATGCCGGGCGAGGTAAGAAAATCAGGCATTTCCGACCACCAATTGTCGAGAGGTTTTTGGAACAGGGGAGGGGGCCGGCTTCGGAGCTTCGGCAACCGTTGTGGACGATCCCGCAGGTGCATCGTAGAAAACTCTAGGCGCCGCGCTTCAGTCCGAGAGCTACAAGGCGGCGGAGCGCCGCTTGAGCGCTAGACTGGCGAGACGCCGCAATGCCTCGGCTCGACCAGGAAGATCAGCTTCCGCGCGACGCCACGCATCGATTTGTTCGAGAAGGGTAGATTGTAGTCGGACCATTACCGGAGTGCCGATCTCTGGCGATCGCGCTTTCTTTGGTGGTTTCGTGATTTCACGGATTGACTTCGTCATGATAGCGTGATACCACGCAATAGTCGGCCGCGCAAGGTGCTGGTAACACCCGGCGCGGCCTAACCCAGACCAGGAGAACGAGTCATGGCCCAGGCTATCAACACCATTACCACATCCCGTTTTCACAACTATTCGAACGAAGCGCTTGCCGATGCCCTCGGTGCGGCCGATGCCGTACTCAAGGGCGCCGAAGCGGAATGCAAAGCACTCAAGGACGAGTTTAAGCGCCGCGCCCTTATCGAGGTTGCCGGCGATAACTTCACGGTCACCGCCAGCGAGCAAATCGCCGGGCGGCTCGACAGCAAGGCCGTGAAGGAATTCCTCGGCCCGACCTATCAGCGGTTCGAGGTCGCGGTCGTGTCGACCGTGATCCGCATCAAGGCCGTCCAGCGCTTCGCCGCAGCGGCCTAGCCGATCGCCCCAGTCCCGCGCACCGCTCGCGGCGTCACGCCGCGAGCGCCCTCAACTGATTCCACACACCGAAAAGGAGAATGCCATGTCGAACCTATCTCGCCGTACTCTCGTGGCCAGCGCTGCCGCGTTGCCAGCACTTACCGTACCCGCGTTTGCGTCCACGGCAACTGATCCGATCTTTGCCGCCATTGAAGCGCATCGACGCACTACGGATCAATGGATGGTCCATGTTAGGCGCGATTGGGAGTTGCAGGACCAGAAAATCGAGTTCGACGACCCGCGACGCGTTGCCATCGAGCAGAAAATGACCGTCGCAGCGGACGTGGAGCATGAGGCATCCGTAAAACTCGTTGACGTTGAGCCGACAAGTCTTGCGGGCGTGATCGCTCTCCTGAGTTATTTTGCTGAGAACGAAGTCAAAGACGGTGGAAGCGGATCGCCGTTTCCAGACATGCTTTACGATGACGATGACCCCGCAATAAACAAAGACTGGGGCGCGCCGTATAGTTACTTTCTCACCCGCACCGTCACGCGGGCGTTGCGCAAGCTGACCGCCGCAGCCTAGCGCGGTTTCGAGAAGGGGCGGCTTCGGCCGCCCTAGCCCTTGGCCCGTCGAATGAGTGACTTGAGCTGCTCATGAAGCGAGGTGACTGGCGGCAAGCCGCCGACCGATTCCGCTTGCTGCCAGATTGCGTCCCGTGCCGTTTCGGGGAGGGTTTCCCATTGAAGAACGACGGCGGCCCCGAGATACTGAAGGGCGATATTGTCGCCTTGCTGTAAGGGCAAAATGTGTGGCGTCAGATCAGGCATTCGGAAATCCTTTTTCACCGCCCCGAATATGCGCCTTAGAAGCCTATTCGCCTAGACCGTCAAAATTCAAACTGAGACACTACCCCCTACGGCCTGGAGTCCCTCTCGAAGTATCTCCGGGCCCGCGGGATCAACAGCGCTCCTGGTCGATAGGGAGCCCGTTGGCGCTTCGCTGATCGTTGTCGGGGAAGGGCGGCTTCGGCCGCCCTTTTTGCTGCGCGGGACCGGCTGCGACTGGCTGGCTCCGCGTTCCTTCGTTGCTGTTGACATGGCCACCCAACCTGAAAGGGTCTCGGTGGAACTAAATCAACCAATGGAGGGGATTATGAATTTGCGAGCACTGATCGTTCTTGGTTTCGCTGCTTTCATTGCGCAACCGGCATTGGCCCAAACGACGCCGACAGTCGCTTCAGCGTCGTCCACTGTTCAAGTGTCGGTCGATAGTCTTCTTGCAGCAGGGTATGAGGTCAAGGCTGTCAACGTGATGTCAGACGCCGCAACAAAGGAAGTGTTCACCAATCAGACGGGTCTCAGTTCCCAAGTATTTATTACCCTACAAAAGGGGAACTCAGTCGCAACTTGCGTTCAGGCGACGGTGAATTGGATAGTGTTATCCGACGCAGCCATGACCGACGCTACTCGTTGCTATAAGCGCTGACCATTCAGTTGCGACGAGCATGAGAACCGAGCGGGGCCGGCTGCGACTGGCTGGCTCCGCGTTGCCACAAAAGCGAAACCCCAAGCGCTGGGGGACAACGCTTGGGGCCTACTTTGTGAGACAGCGGGGGTCGGGGGGATTGGGTGCTGCCCCATGACCGTATTCAAGCAGGTCGCTCAAGGGACCGATGTGATCGCCAGCACAGAATCGTTCTTTGGCAGTAGCGGGCCGCTGCGATGCTCGCCCCGCTTTTCATAGAGACCCCGCCTTCCCGGTCGACGGGGCCTCCCTGTATCTGTCGGCGTCATCTGGTATCGCCGGGCGTTGAGGCCGGCGGAGTCGATGGCTTCCCGTCAGCATTTTTAGAGTGTCACGCCTGGCCGGCGCGGGTCAACGCTTGGGCCGGCTGCGATGCTCGCCCCGCGTCGTCTGGGGCCAACCGGCGCTTACGGCGGCGCCGTGCGCAACCATCGCAAAATCTCCCGGGCATCCTTGCCGACGCCAGAGTCGCCTGCTTTGTCTACCAAGTATTCAAGCGGGTGCAGCAGCAAAATCTTAATCAGCATAGGGTCAGCTCTAGGCGCGCCTAAGAGCGCTCGGCCGGCAATGAGTTCCTGTGTGAGGTGTGTTTTTATGTCGTCGCCAATATCCGGTGGTCGGCGCCACATGTCCTCGATGACCTGGTTGAGCTTTGCTCTAGCGTGACCATTCTCAACGAACGCCACGCCGTCCTCTTTTGCAAAAGGCGCTTTCGGGTCATCTGGATACGAAGTCGGAGTGATCTTGAGCGATTTGGACATGCAATTTATCCTTCCTGGCCGCGGGATCCCATAATTCGACCCGATTACTCTCATGATGGCATCGTGTCCGGCCGATCACTGCGCAACAGGTCCGGCAGCTTAGCGAAGTTGACCGCCAGCCGCCGCACCTCGTCCCGGTCATGAGGTTTGAGCGGTCACTAGTATTGTGGCTGGTTGAGGAGATTTTCTGGCAGTGGTCAAATTCGTTCGCAGCGTGTCAATCATGTGTTGGGTT